AACAAGATAATAAGCCACTAACAGGATTTATTCCGTGTTCAAAAAGCAATTGAATGTTTTCTGTTGAAATAAATGGTGTGTGAGTCTTATTTTTAACATTTTTAACACGAATGTTAATGCCAAGAATCTTGGTTTTTTTTGCACTAATTTTATATTCTATTTTCTTCATTGTCGATGTTTCTAATCGACACGAAGCATAGAACGGCAAAGCATTACCACCACCAGCAGTTGTCGTTGGATTTCCATAAAGAACACCAATTTTTGAACGAGTCTGATTCAAAATGACAACAGTAGCATCATTCTTTTCCATAACTGTGTTCAATTTTCGGAATTCTCTAGAACAAATCTTAGCTCTTTCTCCGGGTTGCTCATGCCCACCAACGATGCGTTTGAAATCAGCTTTCGAAGCGTTTTCTGGAAGATTAACTTCTCTAAGCTCTCTAGCCGATGGACTTACGCCAATGGAGTCATAAACAATAGCAATCGGACATTCTTTTCTTTTTGATCGAACAAATTCAATGGATTTATACATCTTCAAAAAGACATCTTCCAATGCTTGTGGAGTATGTCTGACAATTTTATTCAAGTCGCAATGTGATGCTCGTTGAATAAATTCTTTATTGGCAGAATTTTCACAATCTTCCAAAATTGCAATTCCACCAGAACGCTGGCAACCGAACAAAACATTTGTTCCAATCAAAGATTTTGAACTAGATGAAGGACCATAAATTTCCGTAAGCTTACCGCCCGGAACTCCACCACCCATAAACTTTCCACTACAAATATAATTGATTGCCAAATTTCCACTATCCACAAAATATTTAACGCTATCAATTTCAGCAACAATATCTCCACCAGTTTCATTTGCTAAATCTTGAAAGAAATTATCTTCATCGACTTTTTTACGAGCCATAGTATCTCCTTTGTATATTATTTTAATATGATAAAGCGTGAACACACCCATAGATGCGTTCACGCTAAAAGTGATTGTTTAGATTCCGTCAAGTTGCTTCAAGAAATCATCATCGGCAAGAGATTCATCTTCGCCAATAACACTCTTTGAAACCTTCTTGGATACAAGAACTTCTTCTCTGATGACATCAGAGCCAGTTATTACAGATTCTGCAGATTTTGCAGCAGCTTGAACTGGTGACTTGCTATAAAACTCATCGAGTTCTCCAGCCGAATCACCTTCAACAACCATACCTGTATGAACACGAAGACCATGCTTGATTTCTTCGGAAGTCTTCAGTTTTCTCAACGCAGACAAATCGTTAAGATTGCTGAACCAATTCTCCAGTTCTTCTGGTGTTCCAGCGGGAGATTCTTCTTCAAACTTTGAAAAATCATAGTTTGGATACTCTCTATTCCCACTTTTAACAACCTTCTTTACAAGCCTAAAATCACATCCTGTTTTTGGATGTGTGATATCTCCTAAAGATTTTTCACCTGCAGCTTCATCGCCAGTTATAGCTCTCATAATCTTGCTATGAACTTGCTTGCCACAAGAATAAATCTTAGGTCCAACATTAGCTGCTGTAGCTTTATTCTTCGGATCAACCTCTGAACGCACAATTACATTGTAATAATAGCGTTCTATAGGTTTGAGTTCTCGTGCTTTATTCTGAAGGTTTTCCTGTTCTTTTCCAGAAAGACCTTCGGACTTCTGCCACAAGTCAGAATAGTACTTGCAAATAATACATTCACCACGCCAAGATTCTACACCTTTTTCGTTTTTGGAAAGCTCTCTAGGGCAATGATAGGTTTTCTTTTGATTGGTCGTGGGATTTGTCAGCGTGTGGATTCTGGTCGCACAGTAGAGTCGCTGACCTTTCTTTCTTGGAAGAAATCGCATCATTACGAATCCATCCCGATCTGGCATCTTCACAAACTTTTGAAGGTACTCGTTGTCAAGACCTCCGCCGCTTTCTGAGCTAACTCGTTTAGCTTCTGCTTTGATTTCGTTAATGTCTAGTGGTTCGTAGTCAATTCCCATAGTTCACCTCGTAGTTAAAAAGTTAAGTAGTTTGGACAACGAACAACTCGTTGTCCGACTTCGTTTATTAGTATCATTATCTAGAATTCATTGCAAGATTAATTTATAAAAAAAACTATTCTTTTAAAAATTAAATATTGATGGGCGAATCTGGATTCTGCAATTTCTCTTCTGACTCAACAACTTCCTTGTGCATTGCTGCGAGTTTATCTTGCAAATTTCCGTGTCCTTTGGATTCCAAATCTCCATTGAGATCATCTCTGTTTTGTCGTTCTTTTAAAAATTCTTCCTCTAATGCTTTCAAGATTTGTTGATTTTTCAAAAGCTGCTCTTTAATTTTTGCGTCTCTATCTTCCATGGATTCATCTTTCTTTTTTATGTTGATAATAGGATTTTGTTTTGGCTGAACTAATTTTTCAAGCATATATTTCTTGGATTCTTCCTTGCGATCTTTGCGTATAGCTTCACGCCTTAGTAGAATTTTTGCTTTGGACTTCTTTTCTCGTTCTTTACGCTTTTTTGCAATCTTTTCTTCTTTCTTCATGATCATCCTACTTTCTTAGGTTAGGCACATTATCAGCAACTGCTCCGCCCCAATAAAGGTTGCCATGTTCCCTTTGTTTTTGGGTTTCAGAAAAATTCAACTCATTATCCGCCAAAAGATTCACATTGCCGGGAACAAAAAACTTATCGCTTATTTTTATTTCCCGATTAGTGTCATCAATAATTGTAAGTATCTCACCATGTATAGAACCAGTCTTTCCATAAACTGCATACTTTTTATCCACCGTAAGTCTATATCCCTTGTTCCTTACTTCGGTAATCATTTGTGGTTCTGGGAAAAACACCACATTGTCTACAATTCTTTTTCCTGACTGCCCACTTGCAGTTAATTCTTTTTTTGAATTTGCCAATTGTTCGTGGGGATAAAGAGTATTCTGCCCCTGCAATGGAACTACTGCGGTGCTTTTTTCTGGCTCTACTTCTTGTGTTATAAAATTTCCAGAAGTCTGATCAAATAAGAATTTTTTGTTCTTTATGACCACACCATTATCAGCTTCTCTAAAAGTAATTTTCTTTTTAGCGAGTTCAAATATTTCAACACCAATAACAAAAATATCTCTTCTTGCCAATTGACCCATGACACTACTTGCTAATGTTTCTAGAGAAACATCTTCAAATGGATCTCCGACCTTTTTCTTTAAGGTTTTTGTTTCTTCTTTGTTGTAATTCCCATCCTGTTTTTCATGATAAGAATAAATAATTTCGTAGCCCACACGCACCCCCAGTGAACTAAATAAGTAACTACTTAAACAAAATACCAGTTCCATATCTTGTTTCAAAAAAATTTGGCTTTACACCAACACTATCAGCAAAAGCCAAATACGCTTGTTTCACAGGTTTTAGATCCAAAGCATTGTCAATAATAATACAGCCATCATCGGACAAATATTCCCATGAAACTTCAAGCATATAGAGAATATAATCATAATTTTTTTCTTCATTTATAAAAATTGCATCCCATTTTCTCTTCCCGATTCTATCGTGGAAATCATCATTTTTCATATTGCCTGTGAAAAAATCGAAATCTTTTTTGTAAGACTGCCTAATATTATAAAAGCCCATACGATTAGAAAAGTAAACATTTTCATCGGTTTGATGAAAAGCAAGAAAATACTCTGTTTCTAAACAAGACATAAAAAAGCATTTCTCTAATAATCCCAAATTAAAACTCAAAGATAATACACTCTTTGGCTTTATAAATTTGCCAAGATGATAATAAAAAGGAACATAAAGCGGGTCGCTATATGAAGGACTTCTTCTAGAATTTTCATCAATTAATTTGCAATCTTGAAGGAGTATCTTGCCGTTTACAAGTTTCTTTCTCAATAACTCTTTAATTTCTTTTTGAATGATATCAAAATTAAGCATAGAATATTATAGCTTTAACCACGGATATATTATGTACGACTTTATTATTGTTGGGTCTGGATTTTTTGGATCGACATTTGCAAGGAAGGTTACCGACCTTGGAAAAAAATGTTTAGTTCTAGATAAAAAGCCACACATTGCAGGGGCAGCACACGATATGCCTCAAGATGATTACTATGTTTCATCTTATGGCGCACATGTATTTCACACACATAGCGAAGAGGTATGGGAATTTGCCAATAACTTTTCTGAATTTATTCCATTTATAAATAGACCGAAAGTTCTATCGAATGAAAAAATATATTCATTTCCAATCAATTTGATGACACTTCAACAACTTTGGGGAATAAAAACTCCAGCTGAAGCAAAAAAAATATTAGAAGAAAAAAAAATTCCATGCGAAAATCCAAGTAATTTTGAAGAATGGGCATTATCCATGGTTGGAGAAGAAATATATAAAAAATTCTTCTATGGATATACAAAAAAACAATATATGCGAGAACCAAAAGAACTTCCAACATCAATAATTCAAAGACTTCCTATTCGACTTACATATGACGAAAATTATTTTACTACGAAATTTCAAGGTATTCCAAAAAATGGATATACAAATCTAATTTATAATATGCTTGATGGTATTGATGTTGAGGTTGGTGTAGATTTTATAAAGCAAAAAGAAAAACTAATGCGTCTCGCAAAACAGATTGTCTATACAGGTCGAATAGATGAATTTTTTGATTTTGAATTTGGGAAACTTGAATACAACACCATGAAATTTGAGAAAAAAGAATTTATTGGAGATCAACAAGGAAATGCAGTTATAAATCATGTTGATGAATCGGTTCGATATCTTCGAAGCATAGAACATCGTCACTTCTACAAACACGGAGAGTCTATCAAACATTATGCTGGTAAAAAAGAAGATTTCACTAGCGTAATAACCTACGACATTCCAGCAACATATGAAGAAAATCCAGACCCATTATACCCAATTAGAAATAAAATAAATTCTGAAATTTATCAAAAATATTCATCAATAAAACCAAGCAATGTAACATTTGGTGGAAGATTGGGAGAATATAAATATTTGGACATGGATCAAAGTATGGCTTCTGCTCTTCAAAAAGCTAAATCTTTTGAATGAAATTATTCATGATCATATAGACACAACTCAACACCAGCTTCTTTGAACATTGTTCTGGAAATGTCACAGGAATCTTTCCATCTTTTCGCCAATTCTTCTGATAAGTTTGGTGCTATGCATCTTTTAATTCCACTTTGAATGATTAGAGAGGCACAACCAGAACATGGCATAAATGGATATGTAACTATAGAACATCCATCCAAATTCCTTTGAGCAAATAAAATAGCATTAGCCTCTGCGTGGACTACCATTTTATACTTTATATCTCGATCATCATATCTTTGAGGATCATCACAAACACCTTTTGGAAATCCATTGTAACCTATAGAAACTATTCTTTTGTCGGAATCAAAAATAACAGCACCAACTTTGGTTGATGGATCTTTGCTCCAAAGAGAAATGTGTTTAGCTAAATCTAAAAATCTAATATCCCAAATCATTAAATTCCTTCGCAATCTTCAGCATCATAAGCCATTAAATTACTTGCAAATTCGTCTTGTGGCTGGCAATAATTAGTTTTATACAAAAAATGATACGCATCAAAGATTCCCTCGTCATCTCTAAAAAAATCTTTTTCTATAGATACAGCTTTAAATCCCATGCTCTTGAAAAAAAGATGGGCATGAAATCTTTCTTCGGAAATATAAGAATTTATATAATTTCGTTTATCTTTTTCTTCTGGATTGCAAGATTCTGAGCCTAGCTTGTCAATCAATTGATCCACCATCGCTCTGGCATAACCACGCCTACGATAATTTGGATTTATTGCTATGTTGATAATATAAAATCCTTTAGGCATCAATTCGTACAAAATAAAGCCAACTATATTATTATCAACTATAATTACCTTTCCAATGTTGCCCCTATTTTTCAAACAATCCAAGAAATCTTTATGACACCAAGGTTGAGAAAAAGAATCTTTTTCAATTTCTACAACCAAATCAATATCATCTTTTATCATCCAACGAATATTATATTTCATCTACATTCACCGTTTTAAAATGTCTTCGGCATTGCACAATCCATCATTTCCATCTCTGCCTTCGTATATGTCCTTATTTAATTTGTCCAACTCCTTACGCAAAGTATGTCCACGATTTTGTGCATTATCATGATTTTTATCCCAAGCTTTTAAATACATTTTTAAAAATCCAACCGCAGATTTTCTTTCTATAACTTTTCCGAATAACTCAACACATTCCTGATTGCATTGAGATTTAGCCTTGCAATAAGTGTCAGAGCCTCCTTGGTCTTTATTTGAAATGTATATTTCGTTATATTTAGTCTCATAGGCAAGTTCGGCTAGTGATAGTTCTTTATTTGCCATTTCAAGTTGTTTTCCGTAATAATCAATCCAAGCATATTCCTTATCCATATATTCGCTCAATGTAAATTCATTGAATTTCATATTATCTGGATCAAGAATTATTTCTTTATTATTTACAATTACCTTAATCTTTTCGCTCGGTATTTCTGACATGTTTATTCCTCTGCATCTATGACGCTGTTTTTGGGTGATGTAACTTTCTTCTTCTTCTTATCAACAGAGTAAGTATCAAAAGCAATATCTTCGCTTCGTTGCATTTGAACCCTAGTTAGCCTTTCCTTGTAAGTATCCACACTAATCTCGTAAATGTCCAAAGTTCCCATCGAAAAATCAAAAGCCATCTTGAATGGGAATCTTGATTTTCCATTTCTATGTTTTATAACAAATCCACGACCAACCTCTGCATCTTTTTCAATAGTTTGTTGATTGATCGACCAGAATCCATCCAAAGGTTTAAACTGATCAAATGATGTTCCGATATTTGATTCATCAATATATTGCGATATTTCTAACTTTGCAGCGGTTTGATTTGGTTGCACACAAGTTAATGTGCAATGTTGTTTCTCGACACCAAAGCCACGCAAATCTCTCAATATTCTATAAGCAGATTCATACTTTTTCACAGTTGGATCATCTTTCATTTCACCAACATAATCTATAATAATCAATGCTGGTTTCCATCCCATTGCCTCTAATCGTGAACAATATCCACGAATTCCATTCACATCTATAGAACCACCCGGAAATTGCTTTAATATAAAAAGATTTTGATCATCTTTGTCTTTTCCAAATTCGGCAATAGTCTTTTTTATCTGTTCTTTTGATTCTCTTAAAAGATTAATATCTATCTTTGCAAATTGACTTGTAAATCTCTGAGCAATACCAACTTCATCCATTTCTAATGTTATGTACAAAACTTTGTGACCAAGAAGAACATTTGCAACAGCAGCCTTTACTAGTGCCAAACTTTTTCCAGTTCCCGGCAAACCAATCCAAGCTGCAATCTGTCCGGGAAATAAGCCACCATTCGTCAAGGCATCATCGATGGAAGGAAAACCACTAGTGAATCTTTCCTTGCCTTGAAATTGATCTTCCATTCTTCTGAACATCTCTTCGATATTCAAAAAATACTCTAATCCCGGTTCGTAGTCCGTATCCACACTCATAGACTCACGCATTTTTTCATAAACATAAGACCATGTTTTTTCGTCTTCTGGTGCTTCCGACATCTTTTGCAAACATTCATGAAATGCTACTTTAATTGCTTGTACCCTTGCAAAATATGTAACTCTTTCCAAAAGATATTCACGAGTGTCAATACCGGGAACATAGTAGTCATATAAGGCTTCAAGTTCAGAAATATAATACAATTGAACTGAATTATCTTTTTCTTTGAGGTGATTTAAAAGCTCTTGCTTCAAAACAGCCATGTGAGGAGAAATTCTTTTTTCTTGAAAATAATTGAATAATATTTTTGTAATAGTGACATGAACTTCATTGCTGAAATAATGGGGCTTTAATTTGTCTATGCTTTGAATGAGCATAGTCTGATCCATCAACAACATTCCAAGAATTCTTCTTTGAAATGTATCATCCCATGCAAAATTTGTTTTTATATTATCTGGATCGGAAAAAGAATCGAATTTGGATTGTTCTTCTGGTGTCAACTCTCGCATGTACATCTCCGTTTTTATTTGATTCCAGAGATTACCAAATTTTACAATTTAAGTAAAGGTGCTTTTTGGTTTTAAAAGCGATAGTTTCATCTTCTTTTGCGGAGAAGATGTTCCTTCAATCAAATCCTTGAATCTAAAATAGCCATCCATCCAATTTTGCGTCAAAGTGTGATAAATCAGACAATCTCCATAATAATTGTTTGTCTGCACATCTTGCTTTGTAAAATATTTGTATTTTAAATTTTTATCAAGCACAAAAATCGAACAAGCAAGTTCTTCCCTTCCTTGTGGCGGTTCATTCTTATCAGAAGTAACTTGGTGCAACCAATCACCCAATTCATGCGTTCTATCTTTGAGTGCAAGGCATAAATCAAAAACCTTTGTTGCATATTCTTTCAACAAACCTTTATTCCACAAAACCACACCACTATTGAATGGTCGCATAGTCGTAGATTTATAGGTCATAGAATATCTTTCACCAAAACAATTCTTATCAGCAACAAAATCATACTCATCAAGCAAATTGAAAAGATGTGATATATCACCAAAGATAAAAGTGTCGGCATCCAACAACAATGTTTTTTCTTCAGATGCATTAACTAAAAACTTTCGTTGTGCGGAACAATAACCTTTCTCCTGACCCATCTGAATGTCGTCTATTACTTTAACATTTACATTCAAACGATTACACAACTCCATAAATTCATTTGTGGTGATCTGTGGGATTTTAGCGGCACATTGAAGCAGTCCGCCAATATTACGATTATTTTCGTTATTATCTTTGATGTAAAAAACATCGACTGGAATAGAAGGATTATGCTTACGCAAGGTTATTAGGCTGCACCTTGCCATAGAAAGATAAAACCAGAATTCATTTACAATATAAACTATTCGCATGTTTTTATATTATGGAGTGGGGGGTTACAAAACTGGGCTTTTGAAATTATTATATATATTATCCCGGCAACCTAATACCCCACTCCGTTGATTTATAATAGCTATTCGCCATTTAAATAATCATATTCAGAAAGAGAAACCTGACCCGATCTTATTGATTTCTCTCTTGTTATTTTTTTGCCCATACTTTTTTGCCCATTCCAAACAATTGCTTTGCAGTATGTGGAAAATTTTGTGTCTATTTTCAATCGTTCATTTCTATCTGGTCTAAATTTCTTTGGAACTACAGACTTCACAATCAAATCAAGCATGCGTTCCTGCTTGTATCCAAACTTCTGTCTGTTCGCACCATGCCTAGTTCTATTGCTCCACAAATCTTGAAGCTTCACTATTATCTTCTTCATGAAGCCATCAATATTGTGCTGATCTACAGAAGCCAAACACTTCTCAATATATATCTGTCTTTTATAATAAGATCCAGCACGAATGATTGACAATTGCAATTCTTGATTTATATCTTCAAAATCATCAGTGTAATTATTTTTTGAATTTTTCTTTTGCAATTGATGTGCTGCGTAATAACAAAGCTTTCCAAAGCACTTAGTAAGATGATCATATTCCAATTGAGTTATCGGAAACGATTGGCAAATGTTTTTCGGATTCTTTTGATTTTTCATTCTTAGTCCTATTTGGCAGTTTAATTGTTTTCATCTCAGTAATTTTTCTTCCAACAGAGCAAGAAATGCTCATGCTCAAATTTGGAAATAAATTACATTCTGAAACCAACGATTTATGGGAAGCCAAAATAACTTCTTTTAATTTTTCCCTGTTTGCATAAATCATATACCCGTCATGTACATTATAAGCTATTCTCCCAATACCATTCAAGGATTTGTAAAGACCAATCAATTGATACAAACAATAAATGGCAGAAGGAGACTGAACTGCAAAATTTCTAGCCCTATAAGACTTATCTTGAAAATGCCTTATTTTGCCACAATAATCCACAACTTTTTTATCGATTTCGGCTTTGTTCTGGTGATCTTCAATCCACTTGTAGGCTTTAAAAAATATATTTTTAATTCGGTCAACAATTGCTTCTGCGACTTTTATTGGTAATCCAAACTTCTCTGATATTCCATAAGCACTCATACCATAAAAGACAGGTAAAAATATTTTTTTACATAATGATCTTTTGTCTTCGGAATCACAAGGAGTTTTCAAAATTTTCTCATAAGCAACTCTGTAGATGTCTTCGCTATCACACAAACCATTTATTTCCTCATCACCAGACAACCAACCCAACATTTTAACTTCCATGCTTTTGTAATCCATATAAACAAATACGGAATCAAAATCCAAAGGCTTCAATAATTCACGCTGTTCTGGACTTATGACATGCGGAACGAATGATCTTGTGAGAGCCTTATAGCAAAGCATTCTTCCATTTTCTTGACCAGTTATGTCATAAAAGGCATGTAGCTTTTCGGTTGTCAATATGCCAATCGTTTCTAGCGAAGGAACTACTTCCAAAGCTAAGGGAAGATGAACCGACTTATAAATCTTTTGTGTTTTAGACCAATTATCAGAAGACATGACCTTTTTCAATCTTCCCATGAATTCAATCATGGTTTTTGGCTTTTCGAGCTTCGTATCTGTGTAGCTTTCCAAAATCTTAAGATCAATGAGTGTTCCCTTAAATTCAATAGTAATCCCATACATTCCCAACAAAAACGAAGCTATGACTTTCCAGTTCCAAACAAGTATCTTTTTGCCTTCACAACACAAAGAATTAGAAAAAGCCTTGGAAAATATTCTTGCAGACCAATCTCCATCCAAAGGTATCTCATGCGAACCAAAAGAAGAACAAATAAATATCGTGGCTTCTTTAGCCTTTTCTCTGCTCGTAAAGTCCAATACAGCATCCGTAGCTGAAAGGTAAACAGCCCCTGTTGCTGCATGATCATACAACAGCTTAACAATTTGACTAGGATGCATGGAACTCATACATAAAATCTACCATAGCTTGAACTTAAATCAATAGAGAAAAGTCGTAACAAAATATTTTTCTACTATTTTTATATCTTTATATTGTAAACCGAGTTGCCGACTTAGTTATCTTGCTGTTTAATGTATGAATTAAATGAAATTACATACATAATCAATTGAATTGTTTCTGTGTTTAAACATATCGTAATTCATTTGATTCAACTGATAACTCATAGTATGAATTCTTATGAACATCATAAGATTCCTTGTGTTTTGAACAATTGATACCAATGAAGCCATATAACTCACAGTTGTTCCCATTTCTTGTCTGCAAAATGAGAGTCGGCTATTTTTGACACAACTGCGGAAGACTTGGCTTTTCGAGCATAACAATGGTTCTCGTTGCACCATTCGTGTTTTTCACTACAAAGACTTACCCGTCAGGGCTGCTCAAGTTTTTTTCACGGTAAGTTATCGTTGGGGTATCCTCAACAATTACCTAAAGGGGAAGAGTAAGCTTCCGTCTTAGTTATTTATAGTTTCTATGACAAGTAGGATTATTATAATTTAGGTAAGATAAAATTGCAATCGATTATTTTGAAAAAATAATTTCATTTTCAATAATCATTTAAAAAACTACGAATGTGATTAATCTAATTCTTGTTTTGATAAAAATGAAAGAATTTTTCCAATTACTTAAATGACGATTATCGTAATCAATGCTAACCAAAGTAATAAAATAATTTCATTCATTTGTGATATGATACTTTAATCTAAGATAATTTTCAACTAGATAAAATGCCATCTTGAGAAATTTCATTTATAGGGTATGATAATGATCGATTTAAAAAAACTAGCTGAGAAATACAAGATGGATGAATTAGAAGTAAAAGCTTTGAAAGTATGTCAAATATGGATGGAAATGAGTAAAAAAATATTTCCAAGTTATAATCACAATAAATTTGGAAAAGGAGATCCAAGAAAAACTTTAATGTTTAAAGTTTGCTATAAGCTAATTCGTGAAACTTCTGGATTTATAGGAGATGACGATTATCCATTATATGTTCGAGCGCAATTAGATATATTGAAACATATAAGTTTAGATAAAGGTCATCCACTTATAGAAGTTAATTGTTTGGTTGGAGATAAAGCTTGGAAACGATGGAAATTATGGAAGAAGAAATATGATACCACTGTTCAAATTAGGTCAAAAACCGCTACAACTAAAGTTAACAATCCCAAAATCATTGAGGCTCTTAAAAAAACAAAAGAATTTTTTGACTTACATTTTGGAAATAAACCAACTTATGAAAAATTTAAAGAATTTGAAAAAGATGGATCGTTATACCGATATGTTAATTTTGGTAAAATATCTCCGTACTATTTAGTTTTGTCTCCATACTTTGAAAAACTTTCTAAAGAATGTGTGATGCAAAAGATGAATTTTGATATTCAACTATATAAGACTGGTATAGATGATACTACTTTAGAGCATTTTAAAAATTTATTCATATATGAATTTTAATCAAGCCAAGATATAAAATCACGAATATTCATATATCCTACTTTTCTTTTAATTTCATTTTCATTTTTATCCACAATAATTGTGCAAGGTATGGATTTAACTCCATATTTTCCTGCAGTACTTTGATTTTTATCAACATTTATTTTAACGATAATTGCATTATGAGATTCCACAGCACTAATTGACCTACTTGAAGTTAATGTATCATGCTCAAATTTTTGACACCACACACACCAATTTGCTCCAAAAACAAGAATTATTGATTTGTTTTCTTTTTTTGCTGTTTTTTTCGCATTTTCATAAATGTCATCTTTTTGAATGACAACATCTTTAGATGTTTGATTTATAGATATATTTTCACTTTTATTTGAATTAGTGTTTCTTGTTAAGAATATCAAAGCAAGACATATAGATGCTAAAAAAATATTGATTACATTTTTCATTTGACTCCTAATATGTCATGAATATTCTAGATATAGATTCTACAATTTCTTTTGTATCTTGAGTCGGAGCAAAATATTCATCCCATTCAGATGGTTGAACTTTCCATGAATGTTGCCTTATTGTTGAATCTATATTGTATCCCCAACAACGAATTAATCCTTTTTTTTGATTCCACGATAAGTCTATATTAAATTGTTCTGCTCTACCACCAGTAGGAGCTTCAACGCCATGTCCTCTAAATTCAAAAACATATTTGTGATAGTTTTCACTCTTCTTGTACATCCCAATTGGAAACATACAATAAGATGGAAATACCTTTCTTACATTGTTAAAAATTTTTAGAGATAATTTATCAAATCCTTCAAATTGAACATTTGGAGAATCAATAAGCTGTTCATTTAAATTAACTAGATAATTGTGGATTTCAGAAGCATATATTTCTTCTCTTGTATTATGATATCCTTCATCCAAAGGAAATACTTTTTTGCAAATCCAAGCACTTTCACCAACAGCATCAATAACTTTTCTTCTAGCAATAATCTTGTAAGAACCCAAAGGAGTTAATTGTAATTGCAATGCACCAGCTTCATCGCCCCATTCTATAAGGTTTTGAAATTTGGGGTTTGCTATATAATTTCCAATTTCTGGTGTAGAAAGTAATTCTGAAATAATTTTGCTTGAACTAATAGTATTAATGGGCATATTGCCTTCAGATGGCTTAGTTCCACCAGCTGGTTTTTTTAATCTTTCACCAAATCCAAAGTCAGCCCATTCTTTTAAGCTGATAAATTTTTTGAAGCTATACATAATTATATATAGATTAACAAAAGGATAAAAATGAAACGATTTAAAGTTTGGATTGAAGCAAAACAAGAAAAATTAAAAGATTATTTAGATGTTGTTTTAAATTCTCTTAATTTAGACACAAAAAAAGGAGCATCTACGCCAATAGATTCTTTAAATCAACAAAATCTAATGGCTAAATTAGAAAATTTGGAAGTTTATAAATTGTTGCCTACAAAAACAAAAGATTTGATTCGTAAAAAAATTGAAAGCGATAATAAAGGCACAGTTCTTGATATTATAAAAACAATGGCTGGATATCAATAAGATTGTGCAATAATATCAATTAACTTTCTATTAAACAATGTTCTTTTAGCTAAATCATTTTTCATGGGTGTCTCAGTTGTCAAATATGGAAAACCCATGTCGTGAATTCCATTTTCAATAGAACATTTGTGTTTAGGCTCTGATTCTATTCTTTGTTTTTTTGGATGAGATATCAAACCATTAATGCATTTATCGCCATGTATTTCTCCATCAAGTATGGGAAAATAAGACGATGCTTCTCTTACGCATTTATCCCAAAGAGGTTTTTTATCTTCGTCTGAGTAGTAAGAATAAAAACCATCTGTAGATTCATCTTCATGTAGTGTCCAGAATAAAGATGGCTTCATTTTCTTCGCCAATTCTAGAATACTTTTAACTTCTGGTTGTTTTATACGATGACACATATCTCGATTCAAATCGTTCCCCTCATCAGTAAATCTGTTATTGGATATAAATCCAGTTGGATTTAGAATAGGAAAAAACTCAAGTGTTATATCTTTGGGAAATTTACCTCTTGATAAGTAATCGATAATTCCAGTGATTCCACCTATTTCATTACCATGAATTCCACCGACTATAAAAATTGATTTTGATTTGTCGGGATTAATGGTGGCTCTGTATATTGGAAAATTATTTTCACAAAGAGTTACCAATTTAACTTTTGGAGTGCATCGAACAAGCCTAGAAACATAGGCATCATAACGATTCGAATCAGATTTAAAAAATTCTTTGAATTGCATATTTTTATTTATGAACATTTACCTTTATAATTTAGCATGCGAAGCAAAAAAAGCAAAAAACAGATAAAAAAACTTTCCGACAAGAGTTGTTATTTTTGTCGAGAAAGCGATTATGATCTTCTAGATGTGCATCGTATAATTGAAGGAAAAGATGGTGGAAAATACCATGAAATGAACACAATAACAGTTTGCTGTTTATGTCACAGAAAAATCCACTCAGGTAAAATTAAAGTTTTTAGAAAGTATACAACAACTTTAGGAAGAATTGTTCTTCATTTTGAAGATGAAAATGGCGAAGAAAAATTTGAATGATCATACTTCAAAAGGATTCAAATCTGAAATTTTAACATTATAACAGTCTGCTTTTACAGTGAAATTATTGTCTGGATCAAAATCTCCTTTTTTAAGAAATTTTGCTTTTTTATAATATTCATCTTTATCAAGCCATCCTAAGATGTAAGCTTTATGCCATGTATCATTACTGAATTCCAATCTAACAAATGCATATTTTGTGCATATTTGATGTGTGTTTAAAGCTGCAATAGAACATTCATAATGTGGTCTTGGTCTAGATGTGCATCTTTTGGTTTTTACATCCCAAAGTATGTTGTCTTCAATAATGTCATAATCATAAGTGTTATTTATAATTCCTTTTATAACTTCATTTGCAACTTGCTCTCCAATAAAGCCAGCTATATTTCCCATCCCACTGGTAATAGAGTTTCTTATCTCTCCCATTTCCAATGATTTTTTTGTGGCACGAATGATCATTTCTTGAGTAATTTCTATTTCAATCATTCATAAGTTCCTTAAGAAAAATTTAATTTTATCATCATCTTTTGTTATTGTGTAGATTCTTTTCTTCGATGTTTCTGTCAAATACTGAAGCTTTTCTTTTTTAGAGCTTTTTGTTCTGCATTCTTTTAGTATTGGTTCCAATCCACATAAGAATATCCAAATTCTAAATGTACTTTCGTTCAATTTAGAAGAAATCAGTTTGTAAAATTTAGTCCAATTTATTTTCAACGAAGCAAATATTTTCTTGTATCTTTCAGACATACATTCTATTTGTCTTTCGTAATATTCTTTTTCAAATTCTGGAATTATCATATATCTGTCGTTTCGTTGACCACAACATTGTGTCCTTGTTCTCGTAGAATTTTGATGCGTTTCTTGCTATGTTCTAACAAATATGGATTGATATTAAAAACAAAATCATAATAATTTAGTTCTTCTTTATCTTTTGCAGTTCTCAACCCACGACCCATTCTTTGAATGATTTGATGATCTGCTTGACCACCTGCAGCATTTATAAGCGAATGAATAAAAACATTAATACCAGTATTGAATATTTGTTGTGTCGCAATTGCAATCAAAGATTTTTTTGATTTTTGAAGCTGTTGAATTACTTCCTTCCTAGTGTCTGCATTATCTTTACCTTGAACCCATAACGAATTTGGAATCATCTTGTTTAGAATGTCTCCATGTGCAATTCGATCAACAAGAATCAATGTCCTTCCTTTGCATTTTTTGGCAAGTCTGGTAACTATGTCATTGAAATAAAAATTTTCTGCAATGCCTCTTGTGACTGCATCAAGATATATGTCGTAAGGAATACTTGGCTCATTGATAGGATAAAAATTGCAATTACTTGAAGATAAAATTCCTCTTTCTTGAAGTTGTGCCGTGGTAAGGACTCCATTGACAGATGATTTTATTTTCAATATAGGTCCAAAATATCCTTTCACTTGGTGTTTTTGAACTTTATCTTTTTCTCCAAATTTGAAAGGCGTTGCAGATATTGCAATTCTAACGCTCGTACTTTTAAGTTTTTTGTATACATCTATTGGAGTTTTAGACATCATGTCATGTATTTCATCAACAATAAGAACTTTAAATCTACTTAAAGCTTTATCTATTTTTTTTACAGACATTACGCTGGCGACAGTTACTATGTTTGGCTCAATTACACCGCCCCACAATCTTCCAAGATTAGGAATATCCCATTTTTTTAATTCAGCGTAGTTTTGTTCTGCAAGACCTACACGATTTTGAAGAATTAATGTTGGTGTTTTTGGAGGCAATGATTTTAATATGCCCAAAAGAATTAAAGTCTTACCAGCCGAAGTAGGTGCGAATACAATTCCTCGTTTATGCTTTATGGCTTGGCTTATAAGTTCAACTTGATAATCATGAAGTTTTATTGGTTCAAGTCCTTTTGGTAGCCACTGATTGAGAAAATTTTCTTCAATTAAATTTTCTGAAAATTTAAATTCTGATCTATTATCTTGAATTTCATATTCAATATCGAAATGCTTCAGTGCAGCAGAAACTTCTGGAATAAGACCAGTCAAAAATCTTCCTGTTTCTTTTTTAAAAAATTCTGTGTAACCATCCCAAAGTCGCTGTTTATACAGTCTGCTATGAAAGTAGTTCCGTTCACGAAAACGCAGACAATCCCACAAAGTTTGTTTGATTTTATGATTGGTTGTTAAAAGTTGACAATAATCGTTATCAATCACCAGCAAAGTGGTCATATTTGTCTCCAAAAAGATATTTTCTTATATTTAGTCAATTTATTCAATATCGTTTTTAAAAAAAGCTTCATAAATATCCAAGGAGGAAGAAAATATGAGTGATGATTATACAATTTTAAATCCCGGCATAGGCGGGGATGTCATGGATGAAACAGCAGTATCTTATGATGCTGCTCCGCTTGTTAGAAAAAGACCTCGTGTTGTTGTGACTGGAGAAGGTGCCGATGATGTTGTCACCACAACAGGAACTTTGCCAAATGATGGAGACATTGGTTTAGTTGTTAGAGAAGCTAGGAAAGGGCAATCGACAAGTGCAAACAGTATACCAGTTGTAGTCGCTTCAGATCAAACAGTTGGAAGAAGCAATGTAATTGTATTTCAAGAAATTATTGGAACATCGGAAACGCAACTTTCAGATAACGCAATATCATTATCAGTAACAATAAAATCTATGGACTCTAATAATGGAGTTGTATATTTAGGAATTTTTGGTGTAACAAACTCTAATGGATTTGAATTAAGCGCTGGAGAAAGCATTTCGATTTCTATTGATAATACTAATAGATTGTATGCAATAGCGAGTTCAATTAACCAAAAACTTTGTATTATAGGTATATAAATTATAAAAAACTTATATAAGAAATAAAAATAATCATGTTTATAGGCGCAACAAATTTTAATTCTGGAAAAAATAAAGGACCAACAGGACTAACAGGAGCAACTGGCTTTACTGGAGAAACTGGAGCGACTGGTTTCACTGGACAAACAGGTGTGGCTGGTTTTACTGGCGATACTGGTGCTACAGGACAAACAGGTGTGGCTGGTTTTACTGGCGATACTGGTGCTACAGGACAAACAGGTGTGGCTGGTTTCACTGGTCAGACTGGAACTACAGGACAAACTGGAACTACTGGTGCAACTGGTGCTGGAGCTACTGGTGCGACTGGAGCAACAGGACCTGCATCTAACATCCTTCCGATAAGTGGCAGCGTATATCAAACTCCTTCCACCATTGCTGTATCTAGTGCCACTCCAGTAACAGTGGTGACTTTCACTTTGCCATCTGCTGGTACTTGGGATGTTGCTTATTGGATGCGTGCGCAAAGTTTGGGTGGAGCATTTGCTGGTGAGTTTTTATTGTATGACTCATCAGGTACAGCTGTTCCAAACAGCCAAATATTATCATATTACAATACCATTGTTGCTGCTCAGTCTAGTACTGGTACTGGACGAATAATCATTACTACTACTGGTAGTGAAACTTACACTATGCGAGCCTTTGCCAGCACTGGAGCTTTTGATAGCTTTAACGACAGTAACGGCACAACTGGTGTGACTTATGTACAGATTACTGGTGGTTACATAGGTGCTACTGGTTCCACTGGTGCCACAGGTCAAACAGGATCAACTGGCACTACAGGTCAAACAGGATCAACTGGTGTTGGTTTAACTGGTGCAACAGGTGCAACTGGTCAGACTGGAACTACTGGCGAAACTGGGACTACAGGCGAGACCGGAACCACGGGAAAAACTGGCACTACTGGATTTACTGGTGCTACTGGAGAGACAGGAACTACAGGCGAGACAGGTGCTACTGGTCCTACAGGCGCAACTGTTGGCGAAACAGGTGCTACAGGACATACAGGAACCACTGGTCAGACTGGAGCTACAGGCGAGACTGGAGCTACAGGTTTTACGGGTTTTACAGGACAAACTGGAACCACTGGCGATACTGGCACGACTGGTCAAACAGGCACTACAGGACAGACTGGAACTACAGGTGAAACAGGTTTTACTGGCTTTACTGGTGAGACTGGAGCAACTGGTCAGACTGGAACTACGGGTCATACTGGTACGACTGGCGAAACTGGATCGACAGGACCAAGAGGCGAGTCTACTGGAGAAACATATTATTTCAATTATTCTGTGGCATCTGATGTAAGTGGTTACAAAGAACTTTCTATAAATCCAATTGCAACATCTCAACAGATAGTAACAACATCTTTGGCTGGAAGTACAAACGATATACTCATCGCCAGCTTCATAACGCCAGAATTAGGATTTTCGGTCATACCCGGTGGATCTCAGTTGTTTCACCAGCATTTCCTCAAGCCAGCTTCAAATGACCATATACAAACTTACATCACAATACAATTGGCAGATTCTTCTGGTACACCGATAGGACCAATATTATCAACAAATTCTCCATTGATAGGTTGGGTTGATTCTGTTAATGCAGTAGAAGTCTTAATGGACTTAGTGTTGACGACCACCACCATAGATCCTACCAATCGCATGATTGTCAAGATCTACGCCAACAACGATGATTCTTCAGTTCATTCGTTGAAATGGTATACCGAAGGAACTGCATTTTATTCGTTCGTAAGAACAACTGTAAGTGTAGTACCAGTTACAGGAACTACAGGACAGACTGGAGCTACTGGCGAAACAGGAACTACAGGTCAGACTGGTGCGACTGGCGAAACTGGAGCCACTGGCTCAACAGGTGCTACTGGCGTTGGTTTGTTGTATTCGAATCTATTTGAAGACAAAGATGCAACATTCGATGTTTTGTCCTTCTCGGACACAATTGGAGTTTCTTTGTTTTGTGATTACTATATCATAAACAACACATATGACAGCTATCGTGCTGGAACCATAGTCGCAGTCTGGAACAAAAATTTAAATATCATAACATTCACCGACAATTCGACAAACGATTTGAATGGATCTACTTCTGATCTTTATTTCTCGATGTCGATTGTGGATAACGATGTGATACTGACTTCAAATATAACCAACGATTCTTGGTCTTTAAAAGTATCTTATAAAATATTGTAAATTTTTCACCGAACTACATATTTTCACCGATAACAAATTTATTGTTTTGCTTACAGCCAATACATAGAGATAAGTATTCAAACATACAAAAAAAGGAGTTGACATGGCAAATGAATTCGTGATCAGAGATGGCTTTATTAGCCTTGGTGGAGTTACATTACCGTATGTTGCAAAAACAGAAACTTACACAATAGCACAAAAAGATTATTTTATAGATTGTGATGGAACTTTCACTGTTACTTTGCCTACCGCTGTCGGTATCAAGGGCAAGATATATATCGTGAAGAACAGTGGTTCTGGATCAATCACCCTTGCAACGACAAGCTCGCAAACGATTGATGGTTCTCTTACAAAAACTATTTCGCAATATAAAAGTTTCCAAGTCCAGAGTAATGGTGCGAATTGGGTTATAGGTGGGGTCGATGGTGCTACAGGTGAAACTGGAGCGACTGGCTTTACTGGTTTTACAGGCGAAACTGGAGCGACAGGCTTTACTGGCTTTACAGGTTTCACTGGTGAAACTGGAGCAACTGGCTTTACTGGCTTTACTGGTTTTACAGGTTTTACAGGTGAAACTGGAGCAACTGGCTTTACTGGCTTTACTGGTTTTACAGGTGAAACTGGAGCAACTGGCTTTACTGGCTTTACTGGCGAGACTGGAGCAACTGGTTTTACTGGCTTTACTGGTTTTACAGGTGAAACTGGAGCGACTGGCTTTACTGGTTTTACAGGTGAAACTGGAGCGACTGGTTTTACTGGCTTTACTGGTGAAACTGGAACTACTGGCGAAACTGGAGCAACAGGCTTTACTGGTTTTACAGGCGAGACTGGAGCAACTGGCTTTACTGGTTTTACAGGTGAAACAGGAACCACTGGCGAGACTGGAGCAACAGGCTTTACTGGTTTTACTGGCGAGACTGGAGCAACAGGCTTTACTGGTTTTACAGGTGAAACAGGAACTACTGGCGAGACTGGAGCAACAGGCTTTACTGGTTTTACTGGTGAAACTGGAGCAACTGGCTTTACTGGTTTTACAGGCGAGACAGGAACTACTGGCGAAACTGGAGCAACAGGCTTTACTGGTTTTACTGGCGAGACTGGAGCGACTGGTTTTACAGGTGAAACAGGAACTACTGGTGAAACTGGAGCAACTGGCTTTACTGGTTTTACTGGTGAAACAGGAACTACTGGCGAGACTGGAGCGACTGGCTTTACTGGTTTTACTGGCGAGACTGGAGCAACTGGTTTTACAGGTGAAACTGGAGCAACTGGTGAAACTGGAGCAACTGGCTTTACTGGTTTTACTGGTGAAACAGGAACTACTGGCGAGACTGGAGCAACAGGTTTTACTGGAGAAACAGGAACTACTGGTGAGACTGGCGCAACTGGCTTTACTGGAGAAACTGGTGCTACAGGCGAGACTGGAACCACAGGCGAAACTGGTGCTACTGGCGAGACTGGAACTACAGGTGAAACTGGCGCTACAGGCGAAACAGGAACTACTGGTGAGACAGGAACCACAGGCGAAACTGGTGCTACAGGCGAGACTGGAACCACAGGCGAAACTGGTGCTACTGGCGAAACTGGTGCTACAGGCGAGACTGGAACTACAGGTGAAACTGGTGCTACTGGCGAGACTGGAACTACAGGTGAAACTGGTGCTACTGGCGAGACTGGAACTACAGGTGAAACTGGTGCTACTGGCGAGACTGGAACTACAGGTGAAACTGGTGCTACTGGCTTTACAGGTTTCACTGGTTTTACTGGCGAGACTGGAGCGACTGGCTTTACTGGTCAGACTGGTGCTACTGGTGCAGGATTCGAAACCATTTCAAACTATGCCGATAACAGAATATTGACATCAGACGGAACAGTTAATGCAGCTAATGCAGAAGCAAATTTAACATTTGATGGATCTTCATTTGTCATATATAACAGTAGTGTTGCTGCCGATACAGCACTCATATCTGTAAAAGATGCTTCAAACAATTCGTTGTTCGTTGTGAATTCTGATGGCTGGATGAAAGTGGTTTCTAAGAGTTCTACTGGACAATCAGCGACTTTCAATGCGTTTACTGTTGCTGATGTTAAGGGTAATGCCATATTCTTCGATTACATGATAAAAGAAGAAACTTCTTCTTATTATCGTGCTGGAACTATCATGAGTGTGTGGAACGAATCTAATAATACAGCAGAATACACCGAGACATCAACGAATGATCTTGGCGGAGCTACTGATGGATTAGACTTCACTGTCAAGATTGTTTCCAACAACCTTGTTCTTGAAGCGGCTATAGCGTCTGGAACTTGGACAGTAAAGGTTTCAGTTAGAATAATGTAATTTCAATTTGCTCTAATCAAGCAACCAAAAAATCTTTTGCTGTAAAAGGCAAAAGATTTTTTTTTGAAATAAGCCTATATATTTGTATTGGTTCTTTAAGAGAAAATTAAAAATGACAAAAGACTTTGTGGCAAGAGACGGAATAGAATCTTTAGGTAGTATTTTGTTTCCGTATTCGGCAAAATCAACAACATATGCCATAGGAGATGAAGATTACTTCATTGATTGTACCTCTGGTACATTCACGGTGACTTTGCCTACTGCCGTTGGAGTGTCTGGAAAGATATACATCGTAAAGAACAGTGATTCTGGCACAATCACAGTTGCCACAACTTCATCCCAAACGATTGATGGATCTTCTACAAAAACACTTTCCCAATACCAAAGCATTCAAGTTCAGAGTAACGGATCTAATTGGGTTGTAGCTGGAACTTCTGGAACTACAGGTGCTACTGGTCAAACAGGAACTACTGGCGAGACTGGTGCCACAGGTCAAACTGGCACGACAGGTCAAACTGGCACGACAGGTCAAACTGGCACAAATGGTTTTACTGGACAGACAGGAACGACAGGTCAGACTGGTGCTACTGGACAAACAGGTGCAACAGGTCAGACAGGAAGCACAGGCGAAACAGGTGCTGGATTCAATACCATTTCAAATCCTGCTGACAACAGAATATTGACATCAGACGGAACATCTAATGCAGCTAATGCGGAATCTAATCTTACATTTAATGGAAACACATTAACTTTAGGATCTGCTACTGGTGCTACTGGAATAGTTGTCAACATACTTGGAAGCACTGGTCAATTGCTTGAGATTGATGATACGACCACAGGAGACATTCTTCAAGTTGGAAATCTGTCTGGAAGTCCTGTATTTACTGTAAATTCAAGTGGATTTGTAAAAACATTATCTGGATACTTTACTGGTCAAACAGCAGACTTCGTAGCGTTTAGCATTCCAGACACGACAGGTGTTGCGGTATTTTTTGATTACTACGCAATAAACACAACATTATCAGCATATCGTTGTGGAACAGTAATGGCGGTATGGAATGCGACTGACAACATTGTTCAGTTCACAGACACATCTACAAAAGATTTGTATGGATCTACTGCTATATTGAAATTCTCAGTCGCCATCACATCTGGAAACTTGGAATTGACCGCCCAAATATCGGCAAATACTTGGACTGTAAAAATAGGTGCAAGGATATTATAATGGGATTGAAAATACTAGGAAGCATGATTTTGAAAGGTCAGCTTAAAGCCTTTACTAGCTCTGGTACTACCACGACTACAACTACTACGACAGCAGCACCTACAACTACGACTACAACTACAACTACAACTACAGCAGCACCTACAACCACGACTACAACTACTACGACAGCAGCACCTACAACCACGACTACAACTACCACAACGACAGCAGCACCAAACACGATGATATTAAGTGTTAATTCGACACCAAGAGCTTTAGTTGGCGGTGGTGTGACTTATGATCCAACATTCATAAATGCTGATTACAGACAATATTTTACATCTGTAAACAACAACCTTAACAATTGTATTTTAAACGGTTATCTCCCACTACAGAACACCTTGAATAGTTCTTATAGCTATACCGTTTCGAGCAAAGCATTACCGACATTCATTTTTGATTTTAGAATTCCAACAGTCATAACGAAATATAGAATGTGGAATGGGTTCATGGCTAATATTGGAGTTTATCAAAATTATTCTGATTTAGGCAATCAAACTCCGCAAGCATGGTCATTGCAAGGCAGCAACGATGAAATAAGTTGGACAACAGTCGATACAAGAACTAGCCAAGCGATGTTGCCTTATGCCAGCACAAATGATCCAGCAACAAGCAGCTATTCGGAATTCGAGATATCATCACCCGCAGCTTATAAATCTTACAGACTTGTTCTCTCGGCAAGAGGTAGAACAGGTTGGAATTGTGGCAAGAGTGGTAATTGTAGTTATGACACTCAACTCGGAGAAGTACAATTGTGGGGATATGAAAGCCCAACAACACCATGTGCTTTGCATGGATATAATACCTTACTCCCTACTGTGAAATATCTAACAAGTTCTGGTGTGGTTACGAATACTGATCCATTCAGTTCCGCATTCAACATGAGAACTGTTCTAAACCTTACTGATAGTATAGCTGCATGGACTACTGCAAAAAACAACGCAAATGCTTTCTTTGTTGCTGCTGGATCTACGAAAGAGGGATATCTGGGATTTGATTACCCTATCACATTGACTTCATATAAACTTTGGAGTAGTAATGTGTTTGGTGCTATTCCTACTTATTCATTTAGAGTTTATGGTGCGAACACTTTTGGAACATGGACATTATTAGACACAAGAACACTCGCAACAGTTGGTTCTGCTGCTACTTTTACGATTGCTTCTCCAGCTTTATATTCTTACTACAGAATATCAATATTTGGTAGTTCGGCTACTGCGAGCCAGAAGTCTGGAGGTGGCTTCTATGGTCTAATAAGAGATATACAGCTACAAGGATATTTAACATAAAGGTGAATTATGCCGACTGAAAGAGCTTTAGTAGGAGGTGGAACAACATACGACAACACGCAAGTGAGTTCGCAATACCGACCATACTATGAATTCACTACTAGCGATAATACCATATGGAATGTAGATATTATTAGTGCTAGTGCTTACAGTATAATTGATGGAACTGCAAAGAGTAATAGTTATGTAAACGATCTTTTTACTGGTGTCTTGCCATATCAAAATCCTTGGGATTCACATTATAAAAATGTCACCGAAGTAGCAACTGCAACCAAAAAAGCATATTTCAACTTTGGTCTTCCAGTAGTGATTACGAAATATAGAATGTACAATTCTTTTGGTGAAAATGTATATGGAATCACAAATTCTTATTATGGCACAGTTAGCACTAATATGGCTGACGAGACACCACAAGACTGGACTCTATCTGGTTCCAACGATCAAATTAATTGGACAACAATTGACACAAGATCTTCGCAAAGTAGATTTCCTTATGCTACAGACAGGCTTGCGAAAAACTGCTCTTATTCGGAATATACCGTAACTGGTGCATCTGCATACAAGATTTACAGACTGATAATCACAAAAGGTGGAAGGTCTACTCGTAACACTAAAAGCGGAGTTGTAGAACTAGTAAATGGTTTTCAAATAGGTGAAATCCAGCTATGGGGCTACGAAAGCCCAGAAACTTCTTGTGAGCTTCATGGTGGATATACTCTATTTCCAAGCCTTAAGTATTTAAATAGTTCTGGTACTATATTGACAGAAACCGCTGGCACAGCATTTAAGACTAGCTTTCCGAAGGCTTTTTCAGATTTTAGTATTAGATCAAGGAAAACTAACGAACCATATCTGAATAGGATTGTACCTACCAACGGAACTAGTACTGTATCTCCATTTAAAGATTACTTTGAGGGTCAGTTTTTTGAAAGTAGTTGGGGTCCATTTACGGCAGGAACAGGAGTAATAGCGGATACTGGTTATCTTGATTTTGGAGTGGCAGTAACAATAAGTTCTTACAATATGATTAATAGTAATGTTAATTCTGGTGCGTGGACTCTGTACGGAAGCAGTAACAATTCGACTTGGACATCAATAGATAATAGGACTGGAATATCGAACAACAATAGCTTGGTGAACTATGCTATATCCTCTCCCGCATCTTATAGATATTACAAAATGGAACTAAAAAACGGTGCGACATTTAGCAATAAAAGTGGTACTGGCTACACAATACAAGTTTATGGTCTTCAATTTATGGGGATTATAACATGAGAGGCATTTGCTCTTTGATAAACAATAAGGCTTTAGCTTTAGTGACACGAAGTGGAAGTCATGCCTTGATGAATTTAATGTTGCCTAAAGACCATGTTAAATTTAAACCAGAAGTTTTAAATGAACAACTTTGGCATCCAATCATGAACTTGCAAGGGCATGATTTAACACTAGGTCTTCCAGAATGTGAAGTATGCTGCATGGTAAGAAACCCAATCGAAAGATTCAGAAGTGCATGTGCAAGACGAAACAAAACAGTAGAAGAAGGATTGGTCGAAGATGAAGTTCATTTTTGGACTATGGAAAGCATGGGTCTTTTAAACGATAGAATAAAATATTTCCTTTTTCCAGAACAAATTGACGAATGTGCGAATTGGCTCGGACTTCAAACTCCAGTTCCTAAACTCAACGAAGAAAAAGATGAGAAAAAACCATCTTTAAACGATAATCAGATTAAATTGATCATTGAAAAATATCATAACGATAATGAATTGTACTTAAAAATAAAGGAAAACTATCATGGCAAATAAAGGTTTTATGTGGCATAAGGACAACATAGGTCTAGCTCTTGCTACAAGAAGCGGATCACAAGTAATATTCAAAGAATTGATTAAAAAAAATTATCCAGAAGCCAATTCTGATTTTGTGAATACTGAAACAGAATGGAAACCCATCATAAATGTTCCAGAGGTCAAAGACTTGAGCATAACAGACTGTTTAAACTTAGGATTTGCCGTTATTGTCAGAGATCCAGTTGAAAGATTCAAAAACTCATGTTTGAGATTGTCTTGTTCTGTTGAAGAAGGCTTGAACAATCTTGACAACATACATTTCATGTCATTGAAAAAGATGGGAATTTTAGATTGTGTTAATGCTAAATATTTCCCTTATTCTGATAAGGGATTAAATGATTGCTGCACATATCTTGGATTAGATGTGACTGTTACTTTACCTGAAGATGGAGATATGCCAACTTTAAGCCAAGAGCAGATAGATCTCATCAAGCAAGCATATTCATATGATTGTGAGGCTTTCAGCAAGCTATGAAAGTATTTGGCATAGGACTAACCAGAACTGGAACTACTTCTTTAACTGAAGCATTGAAAGTTCTTGGTTATTCAGCTATTCATTGCCCAATGTCTTATAAAGAAATAGACAGTTTTGATGCAAGCACAGATACAGCGGTTGCTGCAAGGTTCGAATTTTTAGATTTATTGTATCCAGAATCTAAATTCATACTAACAACCAGAGATATAGATTCTTGGATAGAAAGTGCTGCTTCTCTTCATAGATCCAGCACAGATCCTGTTTGGCAATTAGAAACTCGATTCATGTTATGGAAGTCTTTCATTTTTGATAAAGATAAATTCATTGAAGGGTATCACAGACATCATTCGAAAGTTTCAGAGTATTTCAAAAACAGACAAGATGATCTTTTGATTCTAGATTTAAAAGAAGATGAAAAATTCGATAAACTATGCGATTTCTTAAAAAAGAAAACGCCATATATAGATTATCCACACTTAAACAAAAGGCAGTAAAAATGATAGAAAAAGATGAAAATGTAATGATTATAAGAAACTTTATCAATTCTGAAGAAATTCAAATACTAAAAGATTGGACTGCAAAAGCTGTTGCTGAAGGTCAATTCGTAGATGGTATTACTGGAGATTGGGATAAGAAAGAATTCAGCACAACAAAAAAAAGGCTCACAAACAGAATGAGTCAAAATATAAACTATCCAGAACTAGTTAAAACCTTGCAAGATCGAATCCGTCAAGTGGTTCCATTGGTAGGAATTTCTCCAGTCATAGAAGGACATGGAAAAGACGGTGTTGTGGTTAGCGTGACTTACAACGATGGAGATGTTTACAGACACAAAGATCCAAGTGTTGGTGAAGGACTAGTTGGATTGAGATGTAATATTCTGTCTAGTAAAGCTGAAAGTGGTGGATCTATTCATGTCGAAGATAAAACCTATGACTTAAATGAAGGCGACATGATGTGTTACTTGGTAACTGAACTTTATCATAGTGTGGATGTTTGCCATGGAAACACACCAAGAACTCTTTTTATGTTCGGATTTGCCATAAAACCTTAAAATCATTGCAAATAAATCTTAAATTATAAATTTAAAAAAAAAAGAATAAGTAATAAATACAATAAAGGAAAATTTATAATGACAAGAGACTTTGTAGCAAGAGACGGAATAGAATCTTTAGGTAGTATTTTGTTTCCGTATTCGGCAAAAACAACAACATACACTATAGGAAATGAAGATTACTTCATTGATTGTACCTCTGGTACATTTACAGTGACTTTACCTACAGCAGTTGGAGTATCTGGAAATATATACATCGTAAAGAACAGTGGTGCAGGAACAATCACAGTTGCCACCACTTCATCCCAAACGATTGATGGATCTTCCACGAAAACACTTTCCCAATACCAAAGCATTCAAGTTCAGAGTAACGGATCTAATTGGGTTGTGGCTGGAACTTCTGGAACTACAGGTGCCACAGGTCAAACAGGTGCAACTGGTTTTACTGGTTTTACTGGCTTTACAGGTGAAACTGGTGCAACAGGTTTTACAGGCTTTACTGGTGAAACTGGAACTACAGGTCAAACTGGTGCAACTGGTTTTACTGGCTTTACTGGTGAAACTGGTGCAACAGGTTTTACTGGTTTTACAGGCTTTACTGGTGAAACTGGAACTACTGGTCAAACTGGTGCAACTGGTTTTACTGGTTTTACAGGTGAAACTGGTGCAACAGGTTTTACTGGCTTTACAGGCTTTACTGGTGAAACTGGTGCAACAGGTTTTACTGGCTTTACAGGTTTTACTGGTGAAACTGGAACTACTGGTCAAACTGGTGCAACTGGATTTACTGGCTTTACTGGTGAAACTGGTGCAACAGGTTTTACAGGCTTTACTGGTGAAACTGGAACTACTGGTCAAACTGGTGCAACTGGATTTACTGGCGAGACTGGTGCCACAGGACAGACTGGTACGACAGGTCAAACTGGTGCTACTGGTGCTACAGGAGCAACAGGTGCTGACGGTGGATCAGTAAACTATTATGATTACCAAGCAAAGACCACAATAACAACAGGAGATCCTGATAACGGTCATCTTATTTGGAACAATGCAACACAAGTTTCTGCAACACAAATCAATGTGAGCCACATAAATCAAGATGGCGTTGATATTGATATCTTCTTAGCATTGCTAAAGACAGACGACATTATAATTTTACAAGACAATAATGATTCTAATAACTATCAGAAGTGGACTATCTCTGCAACACCAGTTCCACAAACAGGATATTTTGAGATTCCAACAACACTAATTACATCAGCAGGAACTGGAACAACTAACTTTTCTAACAATCATCAATTAATCTTTGTAGTAACTGCAGCAGGAGTCGTTGGACCAACAGGTGCCACAGGTCAGACTGGCACAAATGGTTTGACTGGCGAGACAGGTGCCACTGGACAAACTGGCACAAATGGTTTGACTGGCGAGACAGGTGCCACTGGACAAACTGGCACAAATGGTTTGACTGGCGAGACAGGTGCCACTGGACAAACTGGCACAAATGGTTTGACTGGCGAGACAGGTGCTACAGGAAATACTGGCGAGACAGGTGCTACAGGAAATACTGGCGAGACAGGTGCTACAGGAAATACTGGCGAGACTGGTTTAACAGGTGCAACAGGAAATACTGGCGAGACTGGTTTAACAGGTGCAACAGGAAATACTGGCGAGACTGGTTTAACAGGTGCAACAGGAAATACTGGCGAGACTGGCTTGACAGGTGCAACAGGAAATACTGGCGAGACTGGTTTAACAGGTGCAACAGGACAAACTGGTGCAACAGGACAAACTGGTGCAACAGGACAAACTGGTGCTACAGGGTCTGCTGGTACTGCAAGTGGAGCATTGACTGCAAATCAACTTGGCGATTACCTTTCTACAAGCACAAGATTGTGGGCTTTTGGACTTGGAACAAGCGGTCAACTGGGCGATAATACAATCTTAAGTAAGTCTTCTCCAATCCAGACAACAGCGTTTGGCACAAACTGGAAACAGATTTCTGTTTCTATGAACAACTTGACAACGACTGCTATAAAATCAGATGGAACACTTTGGTCATGGGGATTGGGAACAACTGGTCAGCTTGGCGACAATACAATTTTAAGCAAGTCTTCACCAGTTCAGACTGTTGCTGGAGGAACAACTTGGCTTCAGAGTGCTAGTGGATTCGCTCATACAGTAGCAGTCAAGAGCGATGGCACACTTTGGACTTGGGGATCGAATGCGACTTATGGACAGCTTGGAGACAATACTGTTGCACCAAAAAGTTCTCCAGTACAGACGGTTGCCTTTGGAACAAACTGGAAAAATGTGTCTTGTGGCGGGTACCATTGTGCAGCTACGAAGACAGATGGAACACTTTGGGGATGGGGATTGGGAACATTAGGTCAGCTTGGCGATAATACAATTTTAAGCAAGTCATCACCAGTTCAGACTGTTGCTGGCGGAACAAATTGGCTTCAGGTATCGTGCGGTTATTACCACACAGCAGCAATAAAGACAGATGGAACTTTGTGGACTTGGGGCGACAATACATCTGGTAAATTAGGTGACAATACAGCGAGTCATAAAAGCTCACCTATACAAACGGTTGCTTTTGGAACGAACTGGAAACAAGTGTCTAGTGGCTCTTACAACATGGCAGCAATCAAAACCGATGGTACTTTGTGGACTTGGGGACAAGGACCCAATGGAAATCTTGGTGACAACACAGCGGTTTCGAAATCATCTCCAGTACAGACAGTAACATTTGACACAACTTGGAAACAGGTTTCTGCTGGCACAGGACATATGATTGGCACAAAAACTGACAACACTATGTGGTCATGGGGATTGGGAACATCTGGTCAGTTAGGTGACAATACAATCGTCACGAAATCATCGCCAGTACAGACAGTAACTTATGGACTTAAGTGGAAACAGGCTTATGCTGGAAACCAAGTTACTTACGCAATTCAAACCGAAGCTGACATTAATCTTTTGGATCAACTAGCTGCAAGTGGTGGTGGAATTACTGTAACTGATGACACAAGCACAAATGCGACAAGATATCTTACATTCACCAGTGCCACAAGCGGTTCTATATCAACTGAAAATGTTTCATCCACGAAGTTGACATTCAATCCATCTACTGGCGATCTTACAGTTGGTGGCAATGTGACTGCCAATTCGGATTTAAATTTGAAGGAAGACATTGTGACGATTCCAGATGCATTGCAGAAGGTTCGTGATATGCGTGGTGTTTCTTTCTCTTGGAAAGAAAACGGAAGAAAGTCAATTGGTGTTGTTGCACAGGAAGTGGAGAAGGTATTGCCAGAACTTGTCAACGAAACTGATGGCGTTAAGAGCGTTGCCTATGGAAATATTATTGGTCTTCTTATAGAAGCAATAAAGGAACAAGACAAGAGAATTGACGACTTGGAAAGGAGGTTGTAATGCCTTTCATTTCTGGTCCTGATGGCGACCTCAAAACCGCTTTCGTTTCTGACGCTTTTCTTCTCGACCAATTCGTGGGAAACACACTGTTTACTTGGGGAAGAAATTCTTATGGTAATTTAGGAGATAACACAATTGTAAGCAAGTCAAATCCAGTACAAACAGTGGCTGGTGGTATAAACTGGAAACAAGTTAGTGGATGTTCTAACAATTCCGCTGCAATAAAGACAGATGGCACTTTATGGGTTTGGGGAGATAATGTTACAAATGGTCAACTTGGAGATAATACTGTTGTACGAAAAAGTTCACCAATTCAAACAATAGCATTTGGAACAAATTGGAAGTCCGTTTCTTGTGGTAGTGTGATTACAACAGCAATAAAGACAGATGGAACTTTGTGGTGTTGGGGTTCTAATACAAATGGTGGTTTAGGCGACAATACAATTGTAAAAAAATCTTCGCCAGTTCAAACGATTGCTTTTGGAATAAATTGGAAACAAGTATCTTGTGGTTACGCTTATACGGCATGTATAAAGACAGATGGAACACTTTGGTGTTGGGGACTTAATTCATCTGGTCAGTTGGGTGACAATTCTGCAACGAAAAGAAGTTCGCCAGTTCAAACAATAGCACTTGGAAAAAATTGGAAGCAAGTTGCTTGTGGAGGCTCTAATACAGCAGCAATAAAGACAGATGGAACACTTTGGTGTTGGGGATATAATACATTTGGATCATTAGGAGATAATACAAATACAAATAGATCATCGCCAATTCAAACAATAACATATGGAACAAATTGGAAAAGTGTTTCTTGTGGAGTTTATCACACAGCAGCAATAAAAACAGATGGTACTTTATGGACTTGGGGATATAATTTTTATGGTGAACTTGGTGACAATACAACGACACAAAGAACTTCACCTGTTCAAACAATTACTTTTGATACAAATTGGAAACAAGTTTCTTGTGGTAATGGGGTTACAGCAGCAATAAAGACAGATGGAACACTTTGGTCATGGGGTAATAATGATAATGGACAATTAGGCAATCAAAGCTCAGTAACTAGAAGATCATCACCAGTACAAACAACAGCATATGGAACAAATTGGAAACAAGTTGCTTGTGGTTATTATCACACAGTAGCAGTAACGAACGGAGATATATAAAACATGTACGCAATAATAAGCAACGGAAATATAATTCAGACTTTATTGAAATGGAATCCAAGGATGATCAGTTCAATTCTCCAAGAGGAGCTTGAGCTAGACATCAAGGTTCATTTCCCAGACGAAGCAAATGTTCCATGGACTATAAACGAAGAAACAAAGATATTCCAAGTAAGGGAAATAAAACCAGAATACAACCCAAAGATAGAGGAATTGACTGGACCTAACTGGGAAATAACAGAAGACCTTGCAATAGCAAACTATGAAGTTAAACCTCTTATACTACAAATAGCAAAAGCTAATTTGATACAACAACTATCTTCAGAAAGAAGATCAAGGGAAATAAAAGACATAAAGATAACCCTTAAAGGACAGGAAGTAACAGTAAGCACAGACAGGGAAAGTCGTGCTGTATATGCGTCAAAAATATTGTCTATAGGCGAACTCACGGCATATTGGAAATTCCCTGAAACTTGGATGGAAATTACGAAGTCTGACTTGGAAATAATCATCTCAGAAATAGACAAGGTTGTTCAAGCTGCTTTCGATTGGGAATTCGCAAAATTAAACGAAATAGAAAACGCAGCAGATCATATTTCTGTTGATACTATAATAATGAAAGAAGTAGTGCCTGATCCCATCATGCCTACACCTACACCAGAAGGATAATATGGCAGTTACAGGAAGCATCACAACTAGATTCATAGATGAGAAAGGACTAGATCTTGGAAAGACCTTGATCGAGAAGGACTACCTCATCTCCGTATACCCAAATATTGTAAATCAAATGGATACTCCCATGCTGATGACTTGGGGAAGAAACACTTATGGTCAATTAGGCGATAACACACAGACTTCAAGATCATCACCAGTCCAAACAATTACTTATGGTGCAAATTGGAAAAGTGTTGCTTGTGGGTATTCTACACTTGCAATAAAAACAGACGGAGCCTTATGGTGTTGGGGAGATAATAGCAGTGGACAATTAGGCGACAATACAATTGTAAAAAGATCATCTCCAGTGCAAACAGTTGCAGGTGGAACAAACTGGAAAAGTGTGTCTTCTGGATCGTACCATTGTGCAGCGACAAAGACTGATGGAACTTTGTGGAATTGGGGCAGAAATACAAGCGGACAGCTTGGTGACAATACAAGTACAAATAGATCTTCACCAGTTCAAACGATTGCATTTGGCACAAATTGGAAACAAGTTTCTGCTGGATATAGATCTACAACAGCAGCAATAAAAAATGATGGAACACTTTGGACTTGGGGCGGAAATTCTTATGGTCAATTAGGGGACAATACAAGTGTAAATAAATCTTCACCTGTTCAAACGGTAACCAGAGGAACAAATTGGAAACAAGTGGCTTGTGGAAGTTACAATGTAGCAGCGATCAAGACAGATGGAACTTTGTGGACTTGGGGGTATAACAATTCTGGTGGCTTAGGCGACAATACAACTACAAATAGATCATCACCAATTCAAACGATTGCATATGGTACAAACTGGAAACAAGTAGCTTCTGGCTATCAAAATACAGCAGCAATAAAGACTGATGGCACATTATGGTGTTGGGGTTCTAATACAAATGGTCAATTAGGTGACAACACAACTGTTGATAAATCATCACCTGTTCAAACAATTTGTGGCGGAACTGACTGGAAATCCGTTTCTTGTGGAGAAAAATTTACCGCAGCAATAAAGAACAATGGAACTTTGTGGACTTGGGGAAGAAATTTTTTTGGTCAACTTGGCGACAACTCATCGGCAAGCAGATCATCACCTGTGCAGACTATTTTATATGGACAAAACTGGAAAAGTGTTTCTTGCGGATCAGTAAATACAGCAGCAATAAAGGACGGTGATTTTTGATAATACAGATAGAAAATTTCTACAACACGCAAAATCTATATGAAGTGGTAAAAGACCTCCAGTTCAAGGAGAACACTTACGGAGAAGAAATCGTAGACTTCAACCTAGTTCCAGAAAACCTGCACAAAGTCTTTGGCGAAATCCTCAATCAAGAAATTACCATTACGAAAGAATCTGGAATACTCAGAAAACCATTCGAGAACATCCACTTCGAAAGTTTCAACCAGAACAGCCTTTGGGTCTGCATAATCCCACTTGAGAAAACTACATTCAAATTGCATAGACACAAGGAAAAGAACTACTCCAATGTAATGCAAGTACAGGAAGAACTACAAGTATTCATAAAGGAAAACTGCTTCAATAAAGAAAATTGGAATGACTCAGCCACATTTGAACTTAACGCTGGCGACATGGTCATGTTTAAACCTTTTTTGTGGCACTCAATTTCTAAGAATCTTGTGAAGGTTTTCTATCTGGAGGCAAATGTCAACACCATTTAGATTCAATAATGCTGATAATACGACAGTAGATTTCGAAGACTATTATGTTCGTGCGGATTACTTCAGAAGCGGGAATCTGTGGTCTTGGGGGTATAACAATTCTGGTCAATTAGGCGACAATACAACCGCAAATAAATCATCACCAGTTCAAACAATTACAGGTGGAACAAATTGGAAACAGGTTGCTGTTGGGGGTAGCATGACAGCATGTATAAAGACAGACGGAACATTATGGTGTTGGGGATATAATTATGAAGGTCAAATTGGCGATAACACAACAGTAAAGAAATCATCACCAGTACAGACTATTGCTGGCGGAACAAATTGGAAAAGTGTTACTTGTGGATCGTACCATTGTGCAGCGATAAAGACAGATGGAACATTATGGGGTTGGGGATCTAATAATTCTGGACAATTGGCAGTGTGGGGTGGAGGCAGTCCTGCCTCTGCTGGTTATGCTGGCACAAGTCCAGTTACCGTTTCTGGTTCTAGAAACGGTACTGTTGCTACATTTCTTACATCTAACACTACTGGAGTGTCTGTAGGCATGAATGTGTATACATCCACAGGCGCCGCACTATGGACTACCGTAACTGCGATAAATACAAATGTCAGCATAACTTTTGATACAAATAATCAATACTCAAGAGAGACATGGACTGGAACGGTAAGTCTTGGAGTTGGTGCGATAAAGCCTTCTGCTGCAATTTTAGATTTCACAAACAATAGATCATCACCAGTACAGACGGTTGCCTTTGGAACAAATTGGAAACAAGTTTCTTGTGGACAATCTCACACAGCAGCGATAAAAACAGATGGTACTTTGTGGTGCTGGGGTTATGGTGGCTTAGGTGGCTTAGGCGACAATTCGATAACAAATAGATCATCACCAGTGCAAACTGTTGCTTTCGGAACAAACTGGATGCAAGTTTCTGTCGGATCTAATTACACGACATGTATAAAGACAGATGGCACACTTTGGACTTGGGGATCGAATGCGACTTATGGTCAGCTTGGCGACAATACAGTTGCACCAAAAAGCTCACCTGTTCAGACGGTTGCCTTTGGAACAAATTGGAAACAAGTTTCCGCTGGCAATGGAACAACGACATGTATAAAGACAGATGGTACTTTGTGGTGCTGGGGTTATGGTGGAACTGGTCTATTAGGCGACAATACAAACGCAAATAAATCATCACCAGTTCAAACAGTTACAGGTGGAAATAATTGGAAGCAAGTTTCTTGCTTTAATTATACGACAGCAATAAAAACCGATGGAACGCTTTGGTGTTGGGGAGGTAATTCAGATGGTGGATTAGGTGACAACACTACAACAACAAGATCATCGCCAGTTCAAACTATAATGTATGGCACTAACTGGAATCAAGTATCTGGCGGTTTTTATCAAGCAGCAGCGATACAATACCAAGATGACTATCAATAGGGAATGTGGAGATTGCAATTTTTAAGAATATTGTGAAGGTTTTATAAGGGAAATCAACTTAACCATTCCAATATTTGACTGGAATTAGTCTTTTGGGAAAATGTTTCAAGTCTATGGCAATACGATGGTGTCCATCCGTTAAAGTTTGATTTTCATCCTTATCAACATGAATTTCAATCGGAGTCTTAATTCCATCTTTTAAAATATTATCAAGTAAACCTGTTTTTTTGGCATTATCATATTTAAAATCCAACAGATTTTTGTCATCAGCAAAATCAAATAATTATTTATCATAAAAATATCAAAAAAAAATTTAAAATAATCTAATATATATTAAATTATTTTTTATTTTTGGAGGCACATGTCAACACCATTTAGATTCAAGAATGCCGATAATACGACAGTAGATTTCGAAGACTATTATGTTCGTGCTGATTACTTCAGAAGCGGGAATCTGTGGTTGTGGGGAGCTAATTTTTATGGTTTTGGCGACAATACAACTGCTGCAAAATCATCACCAGTTCAAACAATTGCTAGGGGATCAAACTGGAAACAAGTTGCTTGCGGTCAGTTTTACACAGCAGCGATTAAGACAGATGGCACTTTGTGGACTTCTGGCGACAATACTCAAGGTGGCTTAGGCGATAATACACTTGTAAACAAAATATCGCCAGTTCAAACGGTTGCTGGAGGAACAAACTGGAAACAAGTTTCTGGTGGACAGCAGCACACTGCTGCAATAAAAACTGATGGTACATTGTGGACTTGGGGCTTGAATGGAAATGGACAGTTAGGCGATAATACAATAACAAAAAAAAGTTCACCAGTTCAAACGGTTGCGTTTGGCACAAATTGGAAAAGTGTTGCTTGTGGACTTTATCATACAGTAGCATTAAAGACAGATGGAACTTTGTGGGTGTGGGGAATCAATTATAAAGGTGTCTTGGGAGAAAATTCGGAAACAAGTAGATCATCTCCAATTCAAACTATTGCTTTTGGAACAAATTGGAAAAATATTGCTTGTGGTGCGTACTATTCTATTGCAATAAAAGAAGACGGTACTTTATGGACTTGGGGCCATAATAGTTTTGGTCAATTAGGAGATAATACAACAGCAAGTAAATCATCACCAGTTCAGACTATTGCAGGCGGAATAAATTGGAAAATTGCTGCTAATGGTGGTCGTCATGCAGCAGTAATAAAGACAGATGGAACTTTGTGGACTTGGGGATGGAACGGTTATGGACAATTAGGAGACAACACAAGAACAGGTAGAAGTTCTCCCGTTCAAACAATTACTTTTGGCACAAACTGGAAACAAGTTTCTAATGGATATATGCACACATCAGCTACAAAGACGGATGGCACTTTGTGGACTTGGGGAAGAAACAACAGTGGTCAACTTGGCGATAATACAATTATAAACAGATCATCGCCAGTTCAAACGGTTGCTGGAGGAACAAACTGGAACCAAGTTTCTGGCGGTGGCGGATACACAACAGCAGCGATACAATACCAAGATGACTATCAATAGGGAATGTGGAGATTGCAATGCATGTTGCATCTGGCTAAAAGGCGAATCCTACAGCCACGAATTTGGCGGAGGAAAACCATGCCATTTCCTCAAAGGAAATTGCTCCATATACGAAACCAGACCAGAAGTATGCAAAACCTACCAGTGTGCTTGGCTACAAGGTCTTTTCTCCGAAAACCTCAAACCAGAAAAATCAAAAGTCATCATATCAGTCGAAAAATGGAGCAAAGGTCAATATCTCAGAGCTATCGAAATGGGTAAAAAAATGGATGATAATGTCCTTATAGAAATCCAAACATTCTGCCAAAAACACAACTGCCCAGCAATAATCCAATATGACGGCAAAATCTTCATAAATGGACCAGATGAATTCATAAAAGAAAAAACCACATAATCCATATCTCAGTCTGGCGAACATATAGACGCAAATCCAATCCATATCTCAGTCTGCCTAACATATAAAAACAAATTTGCCAAAATCAACCCTCCTATCTTATAATAATAACAAGGACAATTACGAAAGAATTAGTCATTACAAAAAGGACAAATATGAAGATCAATATTGGCGGTGGACTAAAAAGATTTGAGGGATTCGTAAATGTAGACGCAGATCCAAACACCAAACCAGAATACCTCCACAACCTAGAAACAGAAAAACTTCCATTCGAAGACAGCACAGTAGAGGAAGTAAAAGCACACCACATACTAGAACATATTCATGATTTGGGTCATGTCATAAAAGAAATATATCGAGTATGCAAAAATGGTGCAGTAGTTGATATTGCTTTCCCGCACCACTTTGCAAGAAACTTCTTCGGGGATTACACCCACTGTCGTGCTTTGACCGTAGAAATGTTCAAGCAATTCAGTAAGAAATACTGCCTTTGGCATCAAGAAACTTATGGAAGTTCAAGTGGACATGCCATCACTCACCAAATTGACATGGAAGTTTTAGATTACAACTATTCAATCCATGCAGACTATGCAAAACTTGAAGCTGAAGGCAAATATGAGGAAATCGCAAGATATGCAGAACACCTTGTAAATGTTTATCAAGATGTTTTTATCAAATTAATAGTTATAAAGGAATAACACATGAAAAAAGAAGAAAATGTTGGTGTTAATGATCTTGAGCCATTTATCATGACACTCAAAAATCTAGGTGCAAAAAACCTTGCCAAACAAGTACTTGATGTGTTTGCCAAAAACGCTTTCTCGTTTGAGCAACAAGATAATATCAGTAAATGCTATTTCAAGTTGCAACATTATGAAGAAGCTATAAAGCATGGTGAAAAGGCACTTGTAAACGCACACAGCCCACAACTGATGTATGTGACTAGGTTCAATCTAATAAATCTTTATAATCACAACAACGAACCCGAAAAGGCATTGACCTACATCAATGCTAATGAAAAGCTGATTCCGATGGATTATGATTTGCAACTGGAAAAAGCATATGCTCTATTCCTTTCAAACAGGAAAACAGAAGCTGAAGAAATATTGCACTATGTCCTTGCAAATTATAAAGAACTTCCAGAAGAAACTGCACTCAAAATCAAATTCAATCTTGGCACATATTATCTTTACAGAGATAAATTCCAAGAAGGATTGAGACATTTCATACTGGACGGAGCAAAGATGAGATTGTGGAACTGCGAGACAATTTTCTCAAGGAACAAGAAGTTAAATCTTCCTTTCTGGGAAGGTTCTCCAGATGTTAAAAATTTGGTTATTTACGCAGAAGCGGGAAGCGGAGACGAGATCATCAACATAAGGTTCATGAAGCATCTCAAGGAAAGAGGAATCAACGCTTATTGGTATGCAGTTTGGCACAAGGAAGAATGGAAAAACGAAAGGAAGGGACTTCTTGAGATATTCAAAAATAGTGGATTCCCTGTGGTTACGAATCTGGAGGATCTAAAAGATGTGCCAGACCTAAAATGGACATATTCAATGCACCTTCCCATCTATCTGAATCTTGACTATAAAGACCTATGGGAGAAGCCCTACATTTCGTCTTCTAAGGAATACGATGATAAGTGCAAGTTAGATGGAAAGTCGCCAAAAATAGGCATCAGGTGGCAGGGTTGTCCTGCTTATGATCACGACTTGCACAGAAGTTTCAAAGTAAAAGATTTATATGAAGTATTAAAAGATGTGGATGGAACATTCTACAGCTTGCAGAGAGACAATGGGCTTGAGGAAATCGATGATTTCCCTAATTTGATTGACCTGTCCGAAAAGATGGATTCGTTCCAAGAGACTTTGGGATTCATTCAAAGTCTCGATTTCGTGATTACGAGTTGCACAAGCATCGCTCATCTTTGTGCCGCAAGCGGAAAGGAAGTGTTCGTAATGGTTCCGATTTCCGCTTATTATGTTTGGAGTCACAGTGGCGATAAATCTCCTTGGTATGGCGACAATGTGACACTTTTACGACAAGAAAAACCAAGATGTTGGAAAGCTCCATTGGAGAAATTGAGGAAGATATTGGTCGGGAAAGGGCTTTTGAAATGAGGATCATGAGGGATTTCTATTACGAGTTCATGCGTGATATTAGTTCATTTTTCAATTGGCTTTGTCGTGAGCTTGATGCTTTAATGAAAAACGGTTATTATATTTTGTTCTTGATATCGGCAATGATCTTTCTTTTGCAGTTCGGTGTTCCTTTGATTGTTGAATATTTCGTGGAGAATAATGATGACGAAGAACGATGAAGATCCAATGTATGTCTCAGTAGAAATGAATCTTTATTCGTTCCACATCTATAAGATTGTACTTTATGGACTTGAACATCACCCTGCTAGTCAGCAAGGAAGAATGCGTCTTACGAAAATAGAGTCCATAGATAGTAGTAAGATTTCCGAAGAAAAAATTGTTGTCAAGGCATGTTCTGAGATGACGGAACCTGCATCTGTAGTCTCGATAGATTTGTCGATGAAGCAATTTAATAGAATTATTTGGGGTGGATTCCAACGATATTTTGGTCCATCTGTTTATACGGTTGCATGTGTAGGTGTGTCTCATCTTGTCGATTCAATTCTTTCTTCGTATGTCTTGAAAGTAACTTTTAGGGGCGAATTAGACAAAACAGACGAAGAAAAATGTTCCTCACACATGCTCGAACTAGCTGATCCCGAATTGTTCCATCAAAATCAAAAAGATAGAGAAAACAAACTGCATGCGGAATTGGCTAAATTCAAGGGAGATGAGGCATCATCACGAAACGAATTTCGTGATGATATCAAAGAGAGACATATCGGCAAGGAATGGGATGAATGGGATTCAGAAGGAACTTCACACATAAAGGGGGAAGCTGCCAACACAAAGGGGGAAGCTGCCAACACAAAGGGGGAAGCTACCAACATAAAGGGGGAAGCTACCAATGCAAAGGGTGCAATTGGAGTAGTTGGACATCTCGGAAAAGAAGGTGAGGCTGGAAAAAGCCCACAGCAATATATAGTTGAACTCGAAAGGTCTATACTTGACGATAGCGAATGCAATCTTGAGATTCAAAAACATCAAAAAGAATACATCGAAGAACTTAAAAGGATTATTGACACCACTAATAATTATAATATTGAGCTTCAATCATATCATGGTTTACTGGAGATGCTAGTCGAGCGATACGAAAAAGCGATATTAGAGCATAAAAAAGAAATGACACAGCATTGGAAGAATCTTGGAATTGATGAAGTTCAGATACCAGATTTGGACATGAACAAAAAGCTGTGGTCAGAAATTTATAACCCAGAAATTGTAAGGTCACAAACTGTGACCAAAGAGCTACAAAAAGAAAATGCAGATTTAAAAGTCAAATTGAAAATGGCGTTGGAATTGCTTTCTGTTAGGGAACAAATGTTGGTCAATTTAGAAGAAAGTAGTAT